GCAACACCACGCACGTTCTTGCGAAGGCCCGCGTGTATCGCCATGAACGCGGCGCCCTTCTGCTCGAACCGGAGAATGGTCTCGGGCGCCGTATCTCCAGCCTTGATGCGCTGGGCGAGTTCACTCAGCTGCCCACCCACGGTGGTGAGGATGCGCCGCGCAGCGAACAGCTGGCGTGCTGTCCACAATCCCGTCTGCCCTTTGAGTATCGGCTCGAACTCTTTCATGATCTGCGCGTGCGTCGAGGTGCCTTCGCGGATCTCCTTGAAGCTGATCTTCTCCAGGGTCTCCATGCGCGTCGCGGTGTAGTCGAGCAGCTTGGCGATGTCGTCGCTCTCGTCCATCACGTCCAGCATCTGCTCAGGCGCGAACTCGAAGCGCGCAGCCGGCGCGCCCTCGTGATGGCGCTCGATGTTGATGTTGCGCTCGGCGGTGATCTTGTCTGTCGGCACCTCGGGCTCGTCCATGGCGGCACGCATGGCTTGCCCTTCGGCTTCGCTGATCTGCGCGGGCGCCGCGACGTTCTCGCGCTGGCGCTCAATCATCTTGCCGGTCTTGACGCCCCGGCTGCGCATCATCATGCGGATGACAGTGCCAAGGCCTGCGACCTGTGTCTCTTCGCCCGTGCTCGGGACACCGAACGGCGCATCCTTCTTCGGCGGGATCGGGATGGTGAAGTCGCCGATGGTTTTCTGGCGTCCGATGCCGGCGGCGTTGCGGTCGATCTCCATTGCTTCGTGCCGCACTTCTTCGGCCAGGTACGCTTGCGCGGACTGTCGGTCGAGAGTCATGGTGTTGCCCCCGCTGCACCTGCCGGTGGCGTCACGGCTTTTCTGCCGGCTTCCGCTTCGATGATCCGCTCTTCGGCTTTGGTGAGTTCTTCGTCGTAGAGCCGCGCAATGTTCCGCCGATGCTCACGCTCCAAGGTTCTTGATACACGGGATCCGTATCGCTTCTTAATCCGCGCCAGGTAGTCCTCGCCCTTCTTTCGCTTTTTCCAGTCGTTGCCATGGTAAGACGCCTCGATCTTTGTAACTGCCGGCGAGATGTTGCGAATGTCCATCTCCTCGGCAATGTCTTCGATGATGTCAAGGAACCGCGCTTCGAGCGCCTTCGCGTACTCGTCGCCGCCCTTGTCGAATACAATGCGGATCCCTTCGCCGTCGGCCTCGCGCATCGGTTGAAAGCCTAGCTCTTTCAGTTCCGGCGCCGCGGCCTGCATCCGCCTCCAGAACTCAGTGACACGCTCCGGGTCACCGAGTTGATCGCTCACAATGTCGAGCCCGGCTTTCCACCCGGTCTTCCTCGCCACGGGGCGTGACACCATGACGGAGTTCTGCTGCAGCAAGTAGCCCAGCACATCCGCCGTGTCTTCGGCAGCCTCCTTCGATGACACCACCTTCGCGTGCACGCTCGGCATGGCCGGCGCATCCAACCACCCACCGGGACCGTAGAAGCGCAGGCTCTCGTGTGGGCGCACTATCGACAGCGCAACCCCCATCGCCTGGTCGGTCACCTTGCGCGTGACGCGCATGTTCTCGTTGTAGTTCAACAGGGCGAGCCGAGCGTTGAAGCGCTTCGCGAACTCAGTGGCTGCACCCGGCGCGATCTCGTAGCTCACCTGGCGCGTGTTGCGCTCGATGCTCTGCATGGCATTGAAGGCTTCGCTGCCGGTCCTGCGCGCCTGCGCCGTCCAACCGATAGCCTGCACCTGCATCGGTGTCAGGTTCCCGCCTCCCCAGCCGGCAGCGTTCAGTTCGGCAGTGAGACTGCGCACACGGTTCGCTGCGTGCTCGTACTGCGTGTCGGTCACGCCACCGCTGGCCGTCGGCTTCCCGGTCTTCTTGTCCTTGTACTCCTTGCCGAAGTCGAGCTTGGCGCCCCACTCGGTCGGGATCCCAAGCTCCTCGACGGCGTCCTTGCCGAAGCGCTCCACCAGGTAGTTGCGGTACGCCGGGTCGATGTAGCCCATGTCACGTGCGGTGTGCACGTCGACAACTGCCGGCGCGCCCATCTCGTCGATGTTGCCGCCGACGGTGCGCCGGGACTTGCCGAGCGCGGAGTCGATGAAGTCGTGCAGCTTGGGGCCCATGCCCTTGTCGGGTGCCTGGCCTGAGAAAAGCTCCCTGACCATGGCGTCGGAGAGTCCGCCGAGCTTGCCCTTCGCACCCGAAGCCACCTGCTCCTTCACCCGCAGTGCGTTCATCAGGGCGCCGGCTGGGTCGACGTTCTGATTCGACATGAGCCAGCCGATCATCATCTGCTCGCCGTCGTCGCCGAACTCTCGCGAGAACGCCTCGGTGATGGTCGAGTACCACAGCGACGCGTCGGCGATCTCCTCGGGCGACAGCATCTCCTCGACCCGGTCGATCCAGTGTCCCATGCTGGGCAGGCCAAACGTGATGCAGCCGTCGTCGTCGCACAATCGTGCCCCTTCCCACCTCGGCTCCCACTCCCCAGTGGCCTTACGCTTGAGCGTCTTGCGTGTGTATTCGAGCGATCTGCCGAAGCTCACCGGGCTGTTCACGTGGTCGCGGGAGGTCTCCATCATGGCGATGACGTCGAGGTCGTTGATCCTGCCCCGCTTGCCGGCAGCAATCTTCTCCCTGGCCGCCTGAGCACGTGCCTGAGCCCTCCCAGCCCCCAGGTCACCCACGGCTCCCACCTGGGCCAAGGGGGTGCCTGGCTGCACGTAGCGGACGCTGCGGGCGTTCTCAGCGATGTGCCGACCAGCCTGCTTAGCCAGCCTCAGTGCCGGCGGCACGAGCGCTATCCCGCCCACCAGCGCCGGCCCGAGCACAGTGCCGGCCCCCACGCCCATGGCGCCGGCAGCCGCGGTCTGGCCCACGTCACGTCCCTCCTGGGCGCCGGCCTCAATCGCCACGGTCTGGCGCATGGTGTCGTCGATGACCATGAACACCCCGCCCTCGGCACCACCCATGACGGCGGCCCCCAGCGCGGTCCTGGCGATCATGCTCTTGAGCGGGAGGGACGCTGCCTTCGCGGCTAGCGCGCCGGCACCGAAGGTCGCGTAGGTGGTCGGGTCGCCGAGCACGTTGCCGATGGCACGGCCCGACGATCCCGCGGTCACTTCGAGGCTGTCGTACACCATCATGGCGTTGTACATCGCCGCGGCGAACGCCTGATCGCCCTGCATCGAGCGCAGCGCGAGATAGGACATGTACGGAATGTTCCAGTTGAAGGCCGCCATCGTGCTCACCAGCCAGTCACTGAGTTCCTCCGGTGGCAGTGGGGTACGCGCCTCGGGCGCGGCGAAGTACTCGCCCTCGATGCCTTGCGTGATGGGGTTGTCGCCTTCGAGTTCCTCCCACAAGATCTGTGCCGCCTCCATCCACTGGGGGTGCGCCGGCAGATCTTTATAGAGAACCGTCTCTTCCTCTGGTAGCTCGGGCACGGGTGGCTCGTCCATGGCGGCGCTCACAGCCTCGCCCTGTTCGTAGGCGAAGTCTTCGAGCGTCTCGCGCATGCGCACACGCTGCGTGGCATTCCAGGCGCGCTGGATGTTCTCGTCGTTGTGGTAGCTGCCGAGCGCGCTCTTGTAATCCTCCATGGAGCCGCCGTCCTGCTGGATCCCATAGGCGATGTGCGCCAGCGGCTCGATGTCTTCGACCGGCGGGCCCTTCACCGTGTTCGAGGTGGAGCTTCTGATCCCCTCGATGCCACTCTGGATGAAGCCGTCGTCATCCGGCCAACGGTTGGTGATGCGCTCACCCGTCACCACGTCGAAGCCGGCGATGCCGTAGGTGCCAGGCTTGTAGAACTGGTTCGGCAAGCTCACGTCGCCTTCACTGCTCGGCTTCGGCGTGTACCCATCACCGATCATGGCGTTGTAGTCGTACTGCTCGTGGGGCGGACCCGAGTCAGCAACCCCGGTGTTCGAGACGTAGCTCTCGGTCTGCTCGGTGATCGCCTGCTCGTTCGCTGCTTCGTTCTCCTGCTCGGCAGCGATCACATCGGGCATCGCCTCGATCACCATCTCCTCGGCGCGGTCCTCGATGTACACGTCGCTCACGTCCTCTTGAGGATCGGGCTCGGTGCCAGGCGACAAGTCTTCGGCCATCCGCGTCTGCACGTCGGCACGCGGGATCCCGACACCGACGGGATTCTCCGCATCCGGCGGGATGTAATAGAGGTAGTCGGGGTGGTCGTATACGACCTTGCGTTCGGCCATTACTGCTTCCCCTTCTCTGCTCGACGCTTCAGCGTTTCCATGTGCTCGGAGCGCCGGTCACGAATGTAGTCGACCGTCATCTGGTAGACGGGGCCGCTGATAGTGCCGGCGTCGAAAGCGGCCCTCGCCATCGCCAGTGACGCAGTTGCGTTGAACGTCGGCGCACCTTCCGGTCGGGTCACGTCGGTCACATCTGCATCGACCAGGAAGCGCTTGGCGATGGAGATGTCGGCCTTGGTCATGTTCGCGACGGCGGTGCCCGACAGGTAGTTGTCCTTGTTCGCCTCCACCCAGGCCATCGGATCACGCGTCTCGCCAGAGCGGATCGCGTTGTACAGATCGCGGGCGGCCTCGTTGTACTTCATCACCTGCGCGCCGTTGTTGCGCCTGCCCTGGCTCGCGATACTCCCCTTGGTGATGAAACCAGACAGCTGCTCCATCGCCATGTTGAGGCCGGGAATGCTCATCTTCTGATCCATCGCCGTAGCGATGCGCCCGCGGAGCACGTGGCCTTCGTCGGCAGTGATCCCTGGCAGCCCAGCCTGCTGATCCACCACCGCCTGATAGACTCTGTTGGTCAGGATGTCCTTCATCACCTGCGGCGAGACACTCTCACTCAGTGGCGCCAGCACAGCACCCAGGATGTCGGTCTCGATGCTGGCGTAGATGGCTGGATCGCCCTCGGCAGCTTCTTTGGTGGCCTCGTCCAGTTCAAGCTGGTTGAGCGTCACGACGAGTCGCGCCGACGCCGCCGGCATGTTCGTCGTGAGTTGGCGGATTTCGGTCCACGTCTTGGCGCCGTCCTCGCGAATGTCGATCAGCGTGTTGGTGACAAAGCGCTCACCCTCCAGCTTCTCGCTCTTCTCGCGGTTGCGCTCCAGCTGGCTCTGCCGCGTGTCCAGCTGCGAGTACAGCGTCTTGCGCTGCTCAAGCGTCAGTTCGAGACCTGTGTCTGCAGGTGGTCGGGCGAGCATCTCCTCCACCTGATCTATCTGCTCGCGCCCGCCATCTCTGATCAACTGCGAGGTGACGTGGAAGTCCACCTTCGAGCGCTCGATGCGGTTCTTCTTCACGCCTACTTCGGCATCTATGGTGCCCGTGCGGACCTGGTCGTTGATCGTCGAACTGATCTGCGCTTTGATTTCGTCCTTGATCTCGAACGTCGCGGAGTTCCTGAGCGTGTGCACCTGCTGGTCGGCTGCCGCGTTGTACTCGTCGTTGCGCCACTTGTAGGCCTGCTGATACACCATGCCGCCCATCTTCTCGACGGAGCCAGCGAGCTTCTGGCGCATCAGCCGGCGTTGCCCTGGCGCCATGCCCTCGCCGTACTTCCCCATGATCGTCTTGACGCCGTCACGCCACACCTTGTCCATCACAGTGTGACTGGAGATGCTCTTGATCGGTTCGCCGTTGACATCTTCCGGGTTGTAGTCGACGCCGGCAGTCAGATCGTATTGGTCCACGTCGACCACGCGCTGCTGCGTGAGCACGGTCTTCAGTTGCGTCATCTCCTGCTGGGCGCCGGCTACGCTTTCTCCCATCTCCCGGTCCATCATCTGCTGGGCGAAGTTGACCACTTGCTCCTCGACAGCGCCATACAGCGCCATCTGCGCCGTCAGCATTCTGCCGGGCAAGCTGATGTCCTGCCGGCCCAGACTGGGCGTCGCGGACAGGTATTGAATGTCGGGGAGTTTCGCCATCAGCCCCAGTAACTCGCCGACGAACTCGCCGCCTTGCCGATGCTACTGACGAGCGCTGCCTCCCCACGGGACGACGTGATGTCCGCCTCCAGCTTGCCCTCTGCACGCGTGATGCCCTGCTGCGAAGCGCTGGACACCTGCAGCCAGTCCTGCTCGGCTTTGAACGACTCGCGCATCTGTTCGATGTAAGACTTCTGCGTGCCCTCTAGCGACATGCCGCTGGCAGCCGCTGCGGCCTGCGCCTGGCTCAGAGTCTGCGCCTGCGACGCCTGCATCTTGCGTAGCTGCTCGGCCTTCTCTGCAGCGATGCGCTGTGCGTTCATCTCCGCGATCCGCTTCTGCGACTTCGCCTGCGACTGCGCCGCCTTGTAGCTCATAACACCCGAGACAACTGTCGCCACCACCATGACCACCGCAGCGGTGATGTGCCCGCCGTAGTCGTAATGGTCAGGCTCGCGGATTTCGAGCTCGAACTTTCTGCCCATGGGGCCGACCGTGGTTGGCAGCCGCCTATGCCGGTATTTCATTGCTCTCACCTCTTAACTCTGTGGAGCGGTCGAAGCCTTCCCACTCTGCCCTCGGACGCACCTCCATCTTCTTCGCCTTGTACCACTTGACCATGCCGATCACGTCCTGCTGCTGCGGGCCGTAGCGCTTCTTCACCCCTTCGTCCACGAACCCAAGCAGCTGCATCCACTTGTGCTGGTCATTGTCGAAGGCCTGCGCGTTGCAGCGGTACACCCCGTACACCTGGCAGTAGTCCTCGATGACCTTGCGCGTGTCGCGCACCAGGGTGAGTGCCGGCACGCCCGACTCCGGGTGCACGATGCTCCAGATGTCGGCGACGCCAGGCCACAGCATCGCGCTGCCCATGCACAGCACCACGTTGTCGTCGTCGTCGGTCAGCGTCACCGCGTGGTCGCTGAGAATAATCACCGAGTCGAACCACCTGCGCTGCAGTTCCCATGCACGGCGCGGGATGTGGTCCACGTCCCCAGTCTGATAAGCGCGCACCTTGGTCATACGTGTTGAATGTCCACTTTGCCGAAGAGGCCCAGCACCTGGACATCCTTCGGTATGTCCTCGAACACCTCGACGCGACCGAAGAGATCGTAGCCGAGGTCCATCACTTTCACGTCCGTAGTCTCCAGCGGCTCGGGCGTGTCCATCGGTGTCGATGGCGTCCGGTCGGGCGGGCGCACGCCGTTCAGGAACGGTCGCGTCGAATCCAGCAGCCGGATGAAGACTTCGATGTTCCGCCTGAACGTGCCCTGCGCCGTGCCGGCCTTGTTGCCGCCGCTCTTCGGGAGGGTCAGCAATAAGCACGGCGCACGCAACCCGATCTTGAAGTTGAAGCCGGCCAACTGGGTCTCGATGGCACCGCCGACCACGGTGGTGTCGGGGTCGACGGCGTCGTCCACGAGCACCTGCACGATCTCGCCTTCGAGGTGGTCGAGCCCTGTCACCGTGGTGGTGAGGTCGGGCAGCGTGAACTCCAGCCACGACTCTTGGAAGATGGGCTGCGACAGGTCCATCTCTTCGAGGTAGATCTTCGGCTCGCCGTCGATGATGCGCCGGGTCACCGCGACCACCAGGTCGAGGCCTTGGAAGTTGAGCGGCGCGATGTCGAGGATCTCGGCGGGGAACTGGCGCTCCTCGCGCTCGTCCGGGTCGCTGATGATGGGCCCGGTGTTGCCCACCTCGTGCTGATGCCAGCCGACGATCTCCAGGCTGCGCTCGTAGGTGCTGCCCACCAGGGTGCCGTTCTCGCGCAGGATCCAGATGATCTGCTCCGGGTCACGGGCGAAGGCGATGCGCGTTCCGCGGAAGCCGAAGCCCTTCAGGAGGTGCTCCGACGGGAACGTCAAGTCGATAGCGATCCAGCCCTGCTCGATGAAGCTCTGCTGCTCGGCGCGCAGCTTCGTTCGGTCGGCGGTGATGTACAGCACCTGGTCACCGATCTCGGCGGACTGAATGAACGTCGAACCGAAGGCAGACTGCTGCACCACCTCGACATCGCCGGTCTTCAGGATCCCCTGCTGCGAGGTGAGGATGTTCTCTTGGTTCTCGGTCGCCACCAGGAACTCGCGCAAGCCCTGCATCCACTGGATGGCGCCGCGCTGATTGAGTTCCCACTCGATGGCGTCAGCTGCGTTGGGCCCCGTGAGGAAGTTGCGGTACTCCGACGACACCGAGCCGAAGAGGGCGCCGGGCCTGTCGGGCGTGCGTGCGAACCAGCTGCGCCCCTGGAAGAACGCGATGGCGCCGGGGAAGTTCGAGCCCGTCCACTCTGCCGGCGGATCGGACAGCGGTATCGTCTGGAACGTGAACGTCGCCGTCGACAGATCCAGCAGAAGCTCGTGGGGGTCGTGGTTCTCCTGCACCAGGAAGAGGGTCTCCTCGTTGGGCGGCAGTGCGAACTGGATCTCGCCGATCTCGCGCTCGGTCCACACCGTGGTGAACGTCACAGCACCCGTGCCGGCGGCGTCGAGCATCTGAATGTTGTCGAGCACGAAGTGCCCTGAGCCCGCGGTCATCTCGAAGCGTATCCACACCGTGCCGGCAGTGAGCGCGATGGGGCTGATCACCAGCTGCGGGTTCGAGTCGGTCTGCACGTCGACAATGTCGGCGAGCCCCTGCGCCGTGCCGACCATGACGCGACACAGTGCACCCGAGCCCGGCACCTGGTTCACGAACTTGCCGCTGAACGTGTGGTCCCCCGTTGTGATCGCCGTCATCGCCTGCTCGATGAACGCGGTGCTGCCACCTTGCGCCGTGGCGTCGAGTTCGGCGCCGCGCTGGTCCTGGTTGTAGAACACCCTGCCGGCGTTCGTGGGATTCAGCAGCCACGCCGCAAGCTCCTCGAAGAAGTCGCCGTCCTGCACGATGTTGTTGTCGACCGCGGGACCGTTCAGGTTGTAGATGTCCATCCGCAGGTGCGTCAGCACCAGGATGAAGGTGACGTTCTCGCTGATGTCGAACGGGATGATGCGAGCCGGCTCTTGCTCGTCGATGGCGCCAACGTCGGCGAGGTCGGCTATGAAGCGGAACGCCGCCCTGCGCTTCGCGGGGCCCTGAGACAGCGCAATGAAGTTGCGCATGATCTCGACGCCCTTGAGATAGACCGGCGAGTTTTCTTGAGCGAACACCCGCGGGCTGATTTCGCCAGCTGAGAACGAGTCCTGTATCGGGTAGTACGGCATGACATCAGAGGTGCGGGAGGATGCCGTACTTGCCGTCGGCGTAAGCAACCAGTTGCGCCCGCTCGGCGAGCGTCAGCGGACGATCCCAGAAGAACGCCTCGGCACTCTCCATGGTGGCGATGCTGGTGCCCCAGCGAACGTCCGCCAGGTCGGGGATGTCGGTGGGATTACCAATCGCCGCCACCACCTCGGGGCCTGGGCTGCCGAACACCGCATCGTCAACGGCACCGGCTGGGTCAATCGAGATGTAGATGAGATACCACGTATCGAGAGCAGTCGCCGCTTTGAGTATCTCGTTGGCGATCCCGTCGATGATGGTGATGAAGTCCTCAGAGGTGCTCGCGTGGCGCAAGCCTGGACCGGGCACGCCGCCGAACGGTGTCCACCGCCATAGAATCCCGGTCCCGGCACCGAGGGCCTGGCGGCGGCGCACAACCATCGCCAGGGTGCAGCCAGTCGTGCTGATGGCGAGCCCTGGTGACTCGGCAGCAATCGTCAGCTGGCCGTTGGCAGACGAGAACTCGATGACGTTCTCGCTGTTGAGCACGTCAGTGCGATAGACAACCCCACCGAAGCCTACCCGCAGGAACGGCGTGCCACGCGTGCCCTTGTTGTCGATGCGCTCGACGGTGACGCCATTGGTCGCAGGGATGAGGCCGGCGGCATCAGCGAACACCGTGCTCGGATCGGTGGGATCGACGTGGTGCAGGAGATTGCTCACCGCCGGGATCGAGGTGTTGCCGTGCGGCAGCGTGCCGTACTTCGCATCACCGTAGGCGACCAGCAACGCAAGCTCGGGATCGGTCAGCGGTCCATCCCACACAGCCCACTCAGCGATCTGGTAGTTCTGCACAGAGAGGTGCTTGATCGTGATGGGCTCACCCGGTGCGATGTCGGTGGGCGTTATTCCTGAGAGAGACTGTGACGCCTCGCCGCTCAACTTGGCGCGGTCATCCAACGGCACGGCGGCGCCTGTGAACGACGCGTACCAGAGATACCAGAAGCCGGGGAGGATCGTCCCCAACGAGAAGGCGCCCACGGGGCCGGGGTAATCCCACTCCATGAAGCCGCCACCGAAGGCGCGGACGCCCCGCACCCGACCAGCACCGAAGCCCCAGTCGACAAGCTCCACCAACGGCCCGAGCGGATCTTCCAGGCGGAAGATGATCGCGTTGGTCATGCCCTTCACGCCCAGGTGGCCGGGGATGTCCAGCCCCGTCATCGGCTTGCTGTTCGTGCCTGGGGAGAAGTCAGCGACGTTCTCACCGTTCACGTAGTCGGTGCGGTAGGTGGGCGCATCAGTGCCGTTGGGCGTCGTCAGGTCTGCCGCGTTGAAGCCCTTGTCCTTGAGCACGCGGATGGTATCGCCGTCACGTGCAAGCTGCGTGGCTGACGGGTTGCGGAACACCGACAAGTTGTCGGTGAAGTCGTAGTGGTGGATGAGACCGACCACCGTCGGCGGCAGGAACGTCTCCGGCAGCGGGCCGTACTTCGCGTTGAAGTAGGCCTCGATGGCGTCGAGGTCAGTCGAGTCGCACTCGACATCCCAGATCAGCACCTCGCCCACGCAACCGTCGAGCTGTCCTATCTGGGTTTGGATGGGCGTGAAGGCAGCATAGATCGACGTGCCGGTGAACTCGTCGGTGCCGTTGCGGATGACGTAGGCGCCGGTCGACGCGTTGATGGTGGCGACGATGTAGAGCCACTCGCCTGTCGTCTCGCTGCCCGCGAAGAGAGGCCCACCAGCATCGCTGAAATGCACTTGCCACCCGGCCTGCGCTGCGATGGGGATGGAGTCGATCTCGATGCGGAGATTGCCACCCCCGCCAAGCATGCGGTACACGATGCGCAGCGTGGCGCCCACGTCTTGGCGTTGCATCACGGCGGCGATGGTGATGCCGGCTGCGCCGGTCGTGCCACCAACATCAGGATTCGCCTCCGCAGAAAAGCCTGAGAGGCCAGCGCAGTTCAGCCCGATGGGGTTGGTCAGGTCGTACTCGGGGACGAAGGAAGTGTTCTCGATGATCGGGTTGCCGTTCGACCCCTTGTCGTTGATGCGCCGACACTCGCTGCCCTGGATGGCCTGGATCGTGCCGGCGGCGTCACTGAACACCTGACTGTTGTCGGTGTAGTCGAACCAGTACTGCAGGTTCGCGGTCTTCGGTGGGACCGGTGGTGGTGGTGGTCCTATCGGCGTGCCACCACCGTCCCAGTACTCGCGCTCGCGGTCGTTGTAGGCGTCCTCGGTGGCCGGCGACAGGATGCTGTCCATGTACGCCATCCACCGGTCGTTGTGCTGGCCGGCGGCGATGGCGGCGTTGTCGAACACCTCGTGCCACTGGTCGACGATGGTCCGGCTCGCCGTCGCACCGAGCAGCACCAGGTACTCGGCTTCGAGGTCTTGGATGTGCCCGGTCGACCCGGTCAGGGTCTGCAGTGCACTGAGCTTGGAGTCGGCGAGTTGGGTCATCGAACTCGGATGATCGCGTTGCTGCGCTTCACTTCCATCTTGCCCTGCACACCGTCCATGGCCGAGGCCTTGCGGAGCTTCATCTCGTAGAGGCTCCACATGTCCTTCTGCAGGGTGCGGTTCTGCGTGAGCGGGATGGCGAGATCGGCGGCGATGCGTGCCGCCAGCGACTGGATGAACATCGGCGACCACAGACCGATGTTGGTCACGATGATGATGACGCGCATGAACAGGGAGTCGACGTTGGCGAGCACCACCTTGCCAGTAGCGGTGGGCTCTTCGAGAGCTTCGACGCGGAACGTCGACAGCTGCGGCTGCTGGTCGGGCCCCTCGCGCACACCGCCGAGCCCGGTGCCGATCAGATTGTCATCGGTATCGCCGAAGCGCGTATCGGGGACGTTGAGAATGCGGATGACATCGGGCGGCAGCAGGAACTGGTTGGTGTACCCGTACTTCGGCTCCAGCACCGTCGGTGACAACTCGATGCGGCGCACGGCGAAGGTCCACTCGCGCTCTTCGAGCACCGCATTGCGAAGCTCGGGGAAGTTCACCTTGCACAGCTGTGCTTCCTTGTTGTCGTCGTTGAGCGACGTGATCAGGTTAGCACCGAGCCACCCCAGTGCCTGATTACAGATCGACACCTGGGAGGCCATGGTCTACTCCTACGCGCTGTCGGCAGCCGCTTCCGCGTTCGCCTTGCGTGTTGCCGCTGCCTTCACCGCCGACTGCCGGCGCTTGAGCTTCGCCGCGTTCTCTTCGTCCTTGGCGAGCTTGTCCTCGATGTGGAGCACGTTCTCGGCGGTGCGGATCTGCTCGCGCACCTGGGCTTCGTTCTCCTCGGTGAAGGCCTTCACGACACCAAGCTCGATGTTGTAAGACTCGGCAATCGCCTCGGGCGTGTGGCCCTGACGCAAGTGCTTCTGCACCTTGTTGATCATGGTGCGGTTGATAGCTTTCTTCGGCATGGTGCCTCCTAGGCTGCTTTGCGCTCTTCGAGGAAACGCTCCCACAGTTCAACGTGCATTCCCCGGAACAGCTGACTGGCTGACGGTCGCCCGCCGGCCTCGACGTAGTCCTGGTCGTAGAACATCGCCACGTCGTCCTCGGTCGGCACCGCGGGGCCGGCACCATCACTGACGACGGCAAGCGATGTCGCGTCACCCGGCGTGAACACGACCGAGGTCACCTGCGCGCTTGTCGGGAACGACGGGATGTTCTCGCGCAGACGGTCGTAGCACGTGTTGAGCGCTCGCATGATGTCGGCACGCTGGTGCGTGGCGTCCACGGTGGCACCCACCCACAGCTGGTAGTGAGCCGCGTCGACCACGATGGCGGCGGCGGCCTCGGTCACCACCTCGAAGTCCTGCTTCGGCTCGTTGTAGAGCGCCTTGACCGAGGTGCCCATGACCTAGTTGGTCTCGAAGGCGTCGAAGTGCGCGAGCCTCGCGGTGTCGTTCGCAACACGTGCAGTGAGGGAGGTCTCCAACGCTTCGAGTCGAAGCTCGGTCTCGCTGCCGGTCGGGTAGAAGGTCCGCTCTTCGGTGATAGCTGCCAGGCGCACGACGTTGCGGTCGGCGTTGTTCTGGTCTTCGTTGTAGGCGACTGTGTTGTTGGCTGCCATGGTCTAGTCCTCTGAAAGCAGGGGGAGGTGCAACCCTCCCCCAACGAGTTCAGCGCTTACGCAAGCGCATCCTTCACGTGCAGGTTGACGATGTGCTCGTCTTCCACACGAACGCTACCCATCGACCAGTAGCCGTAGATGCGCCACGCGAAGCTCTTCGATGGGTCTTCGGCCACACGCACCGTGATGTCACGGGAGATGTGCAGGCCTAGGGCTCGGCGGGTGAAGAAGAGACAGAACAATTCGCCCGGCGCGGGGGCGAGCAGTCTCGTGGACATGATCCAGGTGAACCCCATCCAGCTTGGCACGATGCCGTACTGGCTGAGTTCATCGAGCCCTTGCCGCACGTAGTCCTTCGAGGTCTGCTCGGTCAGCTGCATCAGCTTCCTGACCTGAGTCGGACCCACGATGGCTACCTTGGGCACATCGGGATCGATGTCGTTCTCCATGAACCGTTCTTGAATGGCCGTGATGTCGTCGAACGAGATGGGCACTGCGCCCGTCCCGATGGTCTGACTGGCCGGGAGTGCTACTGCACCGCCACTGCCGTCGGTGGCGTCACCCGTTGCGTTCTCGATGATCAAGTCGTCGACAGCGCGCCGTAGTGACATGGCGATGTTCTGAGCGATGTTGGAGTTGGGGTCGACCAGCATCTGCACGATGTCTTCCTGCTCGGTCGCCTCGCCTGCGTCGAACGTGCGTGTCAGCGACACGCGTCTCGACCAGGGAAGCTCCTGCACAGGGGTGTCCTGCAGTACGGTGGTCTTCTCCGATGCTACGCCGGCACCGAGTCTCTCCCAGTTGTGCTTCTCGCTCTGCTCTGCCCGCTCGGTCACGTGTGAACGCAACTTCGTGGCAGCCTGCTGCGCGAGATGGCGCACGATCTGCTCGAAGGTCTCGATGTAGACGTTGGAGATAGAGACGGCCATCAGGCTGCCCTCCTACGTTGGTCCACATTGTCCTTCGCAGGGGTAGCCCGGTTGCCCGGACCCGTTGCTTGCAGACAAGCCTGGTCTGCCGGCAGGGGTCGAGGGGGCCGCGGACGCGGTAATCCCCTCAGTGGTGGTGTATAGCGCCAGCGCCCGCTGACTGCAACCCGCCAGTGTTTCTACGAACACCCCCTAGTTCGTGGAAACTAGCCGAGCCCCGCTCGCACCGGGTGCTCTTGGCTGGCGTCGGGGTTCGCCTGCTTCATGTACTCCAGATGCTTCGCCACCATCTCCGCGTGCTGCGGGTGGTGGTCGTCGAGGAACGCCGGGTTGGCCCGCACCTCGGCGGCACGCGCCCTGGCTTCCTCTGGCGTCACACCGGTCGGCTGCTCGCCCCCGGTGCCCACCATCTGCATGCCCTCGCCCAGCAGACCGTCGGAGATCTGGCTGAACATCTTCAGGATGTGCGGCGGCACGTTGCCGGCGGCAAGCTCGGCGCGGAAGCCCTCGGTGCCGGCGTACTTCGAGACCAGGTGGTCGATCTTCTTCACCTTGTCGGGGAAGGTCACGCCCCACTCAGCCTTGAGCGCGGTGATCTTCTCGTCGTGGCCGTTCTTCAGCGCGCCCACCGCGGCCAGCTGGTACTCGTTGAAGCGCTTGTAGATGCCATCGGCCTGCACCTGCGTCATGTCGAGGTCGTTGGCCCAGTTGCGGTACTGCGCCGTCATCGCCTCGTCGAGATCGCCACCCTCTGGCGGTGTGAATGTGTATCCATTCCCATCCTCGGGGGCACCGAGCTTGCGCTGCAGTGCCTTGATCTGCGCCGGGTCACTCGCGTCGGGCATGTAGTAGACGCCCGGCACGCGCTCGGCGAGCTTCGTGTGGAACGCAGAGCGGTCGTCGTCGGTGGCCTCGGGGCCTGGGATGCGCAAGCTGTCGCCCTGGTAGGCCTTGAGGTCCACCGCGCTCTTCACGAACGTGCTGAAGTCAGGCGCCTCGGTCACGATTGCCGGCAGTTCGGCGCCTTCCGGCGTGAGCCCCGCGTACCACGGCGTGCCAGGACCAGGACCACCACCGCCGGGAGCAGGCAGACCACCGCCACCGCCACCACCACCGCCACCGGCACCACTACCCTCGCCTTCCATCACTGGACCGTGCCTTATCCACATGTTGTTCACTCCACCTTGAAGTCGATCATCTGTTCGAGCCACACCCAGACCGACCGCTGGCCCGCATTGAAGCCGTGTTGGGTTGGGTCCACGTGGAACTCACCTGGAAACCGAGCGCGCAGCACGTCGAGCAGCGCCACGCCGTTGGGGTTGTGCAGCGCATGCTTGACGGCATCGGCATCGGGGCCGACCGTCTTGCGCCTCGCCTCACGCAGCTTGTCCGTTGGCGTGGGGAGGGGCTTCAACTTGACGAGGGGATCAGGCCGCTTCTCCACCACCACCACCCATCTGCTTGCCTACCTGTTCGAGCAGCTGGTTGGCGCCCTCTTCGCCGAAGCCCTCGTTGAGCGCAGCCTTGCCCTTGCCCATCGCCTCCATGGCCTGGCCGTCACCAGTCGCCTGCTGGGTCATGCGAGTCTTCGCCATCGCCTCCTCGCGGGCCTTGCGCAGTCGCTTGATCTCGATCTCGCTGCGCATGTTGGTGGCCGGCACACCGAGGGTCTCGCCAAGCTCGCGAGCGAACTGATCGAAGTCGACGTTGTCCAGAATGTCTGGCTTCAGCTGCGCAAGAGGCGCCAGGTTGCTCACCCAACGGTTCATGCTGTCGGCTTCGGTCATGCGCTGCGCCCTGGCGAGCGGCCCGGTGTACTCGATGTCCATCTCCCCGCCGGCATCGCGAAGCGCTTCAGGCACCTCTGGCAGCTGGCCGGCACGCATCAGTATCTTGAACGTGCGGCTGACGAGCGGGTCGAGGAAGTCATTCTGCAGGCGGCCCAACGTGGGACCGAGCAGGCGTTGCATCAGTTCGTATCGGACGTTCACCTCGGTCGCGGTCATGGCCGGCGACTCTTTGAGCTCAAGCTGGTCCACGTGGAACGTGGTGCGTATCGAGCGCTGCAGCGTGTCCCTCTGAAGCTCGGACACATCGAAGCGCGCCCCACTCTCGTAGGGCTTCACGTCGTTGATGTCCTGCACCACCACCACGCCACCGGGCTCCATGTCGAGGTCGCCCATCACACCGCGCTGGGTGGTGAGCGTGACCGGGTCGAGCACCTTCTCAGCGGCGCGCAGGATGAGGTTCACCAGTTCGTTCAGCGTCAGGATGTCTGGCAGTGCCAGCATGGCCGGCGAGAACCCCCACTGGCTGCCTGACATCATCCGCCAGCGTGCGACGAAGGCCGGCATCTCGTAGTAGCCGCCCTCTTCACCGATGGGCGTGGCGTCGTCGGCCATCACGTAGCGCCAACCATACGGTCGCTCGGTCACGGCGAGCGGCTTGCTGGTGTCGGCCTTCTTCTTGTCCTCGCGTCTGAAGATGCAGAACAGGACGGTGTACTTGCGATCAATCTCCGCGGCTGAGTCGTAGGCGGTGCGAATCTTGGCCGGCGTGTCGTCGCCGAACTTGCTGACGATCTGCCCGGCGGTCATGTCCATCTCGCGGTACAGGTTGCGCACGTCCCTGTTCCAGTCCATGTCGAAGTAGCACCCCCTGATGTGGATCACCTGGAACTGCACGCCTTCCCACGTGTCTTCGCTCTCGGTCTCTTCGACCAGTACGGTGGTGCCGAAGCACACCAGATCCATGTAGGCCTCGGCAGCCTCGATGTTGAAGTTGCTGTCCTGCAGCGCCATGAACACGCGGTCCTCGCACTCTTCGAGCCACTCCTTCGCCTCCTTCATCTTGTTGAGGTCGTCAGTGCGGAAGCGTAGGCGAAACCACTTCGTAGCCGGCG